GCTAGGTCTTAGCTTCTGCAGGAAAATTCACAATTTCTTGTAAATTTCTAAGACCTATTAGGACGGTAAACTTGCTTCCTATTTAATCCCATTTAGGGAACCGCATTATGCGGCAACCGTCTACAATTGAGAAAGGTCTCTTAGACGTGTAAAACCAGATTACTCTTTCGAGTGCGACGGTACTTTACACATCGAGGGATTGCTATCTCCTCATACGTGGACCCAGCTGAAATGTCCTCATAGTACTCAATCATATTCTTGCTTAAATCTTTCGCAAGATGTTGACCTAGGTACTTGTATGGGCACCAAGCTCCTCCAACGTACATCTTAACCGGTTCTGCAGTCCAGTATTTACCGGACTTAACATTACCGTACTCATCACTATCTTCGTTCGTATTAGCAATCAAGCTATAACGACCTAAGACAGGTGAGTCACCACTTACGTGGGGTAGTCTACACTTAAGAGTCTTTTCGATAAGACGATAGTATAGATCCGCTAAGCGAGTAAAACCGTGTTTCACGCATTCGCGTGCATGGCGCTCGAATTGTAAAATATTCTGAGAACCAGACACGACTAGGATATTATCCTTGACGTCGTTAGCACAGTTAGAAAGCCTTAAACGTAAGGGCCCAACATCCTGGCCTTTGTAAAAATCACCGCCACAACTTTCTCGAAAGAAAGAGTTTTGGTATGATTTTTGCATATTAACTTGTAGACCAATCCTGGTAAGTCCAGTCCTGACTAAGTCGGCGTATTTGGTGGGGACAATTATGTCATCACCGTATACATAGACTAATTTCATGGCGTCCTTATAGGTAACGCCTTGGTTCGCTATCATGCGACAAGAGGCTAGGTATATGAGAAGGCTCATCGTTGGAAACGTTAGGCCAGAACCCATTCCAGCAACCTTTTTCAGTTTATGTATTCGACCCGAGGGTAAAATACAAGAGGTAGAGCGCCTACGCAGGAAATACCTGAAGGCCTCGCAATTTCTTGTTATATGATTTATAACGGAAAAAGCAACTCTATCTGAAGCAGATCGAAGGTCAAGTGTGGCCCATTGTCTTGAAATAGATGATGTACGCGCAAGATCACGATTTACTTGCTGATTTACAAAGTTCACGCGGCCATGAGATTCTCTATTTAGATTATCCCTTAGCCAAACATGAAAACTCATTTGCGCCGTCAGACGCATCAAGGGCTCCTTAACAATTGTTCGGGGGCCACGAGAGTCCTTGGGTACAAAAAGTACTCGGGAAAAGTCTGACGTATCTCTTCCTATCTTAATAGGCTCTGGTGACCCGGGGTAGGGCTTAAAGAAGCCCTGCTCTCCATGGTATTCGCCAGGAAGAACTGAAGCATGTATTTTGTGGATGTAATATTCATCCAACTTAAAATCACAGCTAAAGTTCCCGTTAGTAAAGTATGGACGACGGTGTTTATATGCATCGAAGTGTGTACCGGTACTAAAAGAGAAGTTGGTCTCAAAATCACGTCTTAGACGTTCAATAAAAGACCAGTCAAATGAGTCACGCTCCAGGGAGTCATCCTCTTTTACGAAGAGCTCTTCCTGTTCTACCAAAGTCTCCTCATCGAAGGGGAGGGCGAGTTTATAAAAATACTCGCCTATAGTCCTGATCTCATAAAGAGCCAGGGCATCAAGCTCAGGTAAAACCTTACCGTTTCGATCAAAAATTCTTGAAAGCAAACTTCTGAAATAACGGAGAGAGCGCCCTTGCCATGCAAAATTAGTAGGTCTTTCAAATGTTCCATATTCAATGGAATGTAAGACAGCCTTACTAAGCATTGGGAGGGTCACTGTGAAAAACTTAACGCCTTCGTTTCTCAAACGACGACGGCAGTAAGACACGGTAGATGGATCTAGGTCTAACTCGTAAGCTAAACCATCAAAAATGTCGCGTAAGTTAACTTCCATTTCGCTCGACGCCTCGTTAAAAACGTAGGGCAAGAGTGGAGTGTGGATAGCTTACAGGTATATGGAGATAAAGGTTCACTGTTTGCCCTGTAAAAGGGCTACAACGTTGGACGGGGTAACAAATGTGGAGATATCTGTTGCAAGGTCATCGACCTCAATAGCAGAGAAGCTCCCCGTTGAAGGAACTGTAATGCTAAGAGAGACGACACATTGGTGGCGAGTTGTATTGCCACTGACAGTGACATCTTTTTGCAGAACGCGTGTAACGCCTGCAGTTAAGTTACCATCCTTACGTTTAGTACCACCGCGAATACGGAACTCATTTTGAGGCGACGAAAAAGTCGTTGTACTCTCAGAGTAAATGCCGTCTGCGCGTGGTTCATAAATAGTTGAACCTACTGTAATGTTTCCAAAATTGGAAGCCATATAGAATCTCCAGATATGAGGGTCTTTGGGTCATGCTCGCCAATTCAGCAATTTTAGCTTAGTACTTAACCTACTTCCTTTCCGAAGGGAAATAGTCGCTTAAAGAATAACCTTCGCAGGTTTCTTTATGACCGGCAACTTTCCAGAATTGGTAAGAAGCAAGTACTGCGTGTTAAATATTTGTTGCAAGGTGGGTAGATCAAACCCAGGGATGTCAAACTTTACAGGCTCAGTATGCAATATGGATGCGTCAGGGAAGCGACTAAAAATCGTTTGTCCACAGCTACCAGAAATACTGGTTTGTTGAGAACCACTAGACACACGAAAGTCATATTTTATATGACTCTCAACTGACATCCAACCGGAAAAGCTTATTTCATTAACCCATCCTCTTTGGAATGTGTTAGTAAGAAATTCGCCAATCGGAAGGAAGTAGTCGACTGCAAATGAGAACGGAACTAAGTCATAGATGGTTGCGATGTCTGGGTGAATACCCAAACGATCAAGCCACTGGAGTTGACTAGCGATTGATGTGAGCGTATAACGCCCAGATCGTCGCAACGTATAGTCACAAGTGGCTCGCGAGTCGAAACCAGCAACCCCAGGTACCCAGTCAGTTTTGACAGACTGCGAAAATTTATCGCGGTAATGGTACTTGGAGTCATTAGATAAGCTCCTAAACGCTCGAATGGTTGCCTGCGCCCAATTTCTGACGTCGGACACGAAGGGTACAATCCCCCACGTGAAAGCGCCATAATTAAGTTGTGCCCAGAAACGTTTGGTGAATAACAATAAAGTCTCGTCAAACTCAGCTAGAGTCTGGATAAGTGAAGCTCTTGATGAAGAGTCTAAACTTCTCCAGTTAAGCCTACTCGCGTGCTTCTGAATTTCATTATTTATTTCAGTAATGTGATCAGAGCATCCAACGTAGCCAGGTATTAAATACCCGTCTAGTGTCCAGGTTCGACCCGGTGCGAAATTGACATTCTGCCAACGTAAACTAGAGCCGCCATTAATCTTTTGATGATGGCATGCAGTTGACCCAGGGTATGACGCTTCATAAAAGGTTTCATAAACGAATGGAAGCAACGTAGTTGCCCATCCAGTATCGAAACCTGAATAGGCGTTAAAGCCCGAACGAGAACGTGTGCGTGACATTTGAAGATCTTAGCTGAAAAGAACCTAGTAGATGGGGGTAACCCC